CGGAATCTGCGCCTGTCCGAAAATTCCCGCCAGAAGCTGCGGGTCGTAACTCAACTGCGTAGGCTGAAGCCCCGAGTAATCAATCGGCAACCCCATGATCGCGTTACGCTGAATCGGCAGACCGGCAAGTAAAGCCCTCTGAGCGGCAACGTTCCCCATCTGGGCCAGGTTAGCCGTCGGCCCATAGAGGGAACCAATCATCCCCAGACCCTGCTGCATACCCTGCTGACGCATCTGGGAACCCATCCCAAGAGCCTGCTGGCGAATACCCTGCGCAGCTTGGTAACTAGGCTGCAAAGCTCCCAACCCAGCCTGAGTCCTCGCAGCAGCGGCTTCGTTGGCTTTATTGACCGCCTTCCCTTGGGCACGACGATCCAACGCACTCCCGGCGAGAGATGCTGCCCCCATTACCAATGCAGTTTCAATTCCCATGTTCAAACCTCAGTCCGACTTGTCGGAATCCCAAATCCATCAACATCCTGACCAAACCAACTCGTTCATCAGGTGCCGTTGTCCACACCAAATCAAAATCCAGATGCAGCCATGTTAACCCGTTTTTCATCGTCTCTCGCACTTTCCCGCGATCTCGGAACCTACAAGCAACGTGAATCTCACACTCCCTAAAACCCGGCTTCGCTAATACCAAAAGCCTTTCGTCCATGATGATCTTTATCCACTCCGGATGAATGCTTCCGGGGTCAATGCTTAAAAACTTCCTAACAGACGGATCGCGCAGATACTCCAACGCTTCGTCGTCTTCGCACGACCTTACACTAAGAGCCATCCTTGAGTTACGTCCCCGCCAATGTCAGGAAGCATCTTTCGGTATTCAATTGCGCCAGCAGCCCCTGCGGAATTTATATACAGGGAATACTGCCTCGCACTCACCACCCCTTCAGGACTTCCTACACCGATGATTGGAATGCTCAACGAGGCATCAATCGTCCAGTTTCGGAATTGCTGCGTCATCGTCCCGTTATCTTCGACAATAGGATTTGCAGCGTTCAGCCTCGGGCCACTCATTTCACACCCTGAATCAAATCACCAACCAACTGAATTATGACCGGCTTCACCGCATCAGAAAGCGTGAATCGAAACACTTCGAACCGACCAGCGCGACCGTTTCGATACCAGATCGCCCTGCGGTCGTACTCACCCTGTTTACCTAACGGTTTGAGTCTTTGGTCTGACCACGTTTTCCCGTCTTTGCTCCTGTCCATTGCAATCACCGGATCGGTCACGGCAGCGTTCCCCACTCCTGACTCGACGGTAAGCTCCAACATCGGAACGGAAATGGAAACCATATTCGCCTGAAATGGTTGCGTTGCCACCGTCCGAATGATGTTCGCGGAATACTCGGTGAACAAATCAGGGTTCAGTTTTCCAATCCTTCCGTCGATGGTGTCGCCACAAAAGATTTGGTTGTAAGCCTGGGTAATCCCTGAAACGCGATACCCAACCTGCTCTCCCTCGATGTAGGACTTTCGCTCATGCCATCTCTTAGAGGCATGGTCATACACTAAGGTGGAAGTCGGCAAAGCAAACGCCACGAAATACGCACCATTTTGTGAGTACGTCCAAGAATAGATCGCCGCCAACTGGTCGTTGGTCAAAGACTTCAGGATGAAGTCAATCGCTACCGTGGAAATCTTCTGGGTTGAGTTTCCGGCAAACGCCCAGATCGCGGGAGATTCATTCTGCCCACCACCGACCCACATGAAAGTGTCTTGAGTATTGACAAGACTATATGGCGAAAAAACCCCTTTCTCCAGAAACAACCCAGTCCTTTGAAAGGGGAACTCCGCTCCTCCAATGTTCTGGAACGCCTCGAACGTCTGACTCCCAGAGATGAATAGCTGATTCTTGAAAACAATCGGAGCAACAATCACATCAGGGTCGGACTCTGCCGTTCCAAAGTCCAACGCATTCCAACTCAATCCATCATTCAACGCCGAAATGATAAATTTCTTCGTGTCGGTCGTGACGACGAAATACCCATCGACGAAGACAACAAATTGAGGATTGCCATTCGCGGTGAAGTCGACATCAGTGATCTGAGAGAAGGTATCGGTAACGTGGTTGTAGATGTACCCATTATCTCCAGGAACCAGAACCATCAATTGCGTTCCGTTGTCTGCCATTGAACATCTAGCAGTCCCCGCGACAGTACCCAATTCAACCAAATCATAAATCTCAGTTGGAATGACTTGAGTCTGATCGAGTTGATAGAGCTTCGTCCCGTTCACGAAATACGGAACGCCTGCCATCGTATGACACCCACGATTTGCTTGAAGGATCGTCCCAGAGGTTTCTACCTGTTCGATTCCGGGAGTCCCTCTAAGAGTCTCCTGCGCTAACGCTGGAGCACTCTCGACCACGACATACCAATTCGTACACTCTTGCGCAGAAATGGGCAGGGAGTTGGAAACGTAAAATCCATTCGTGATCGGAAGGACAGTGCGCATTAGTGAATACTCAGCACTGCGCGGGAAACGGTAATGTTGTTGGTCGCCGTACCGTTCTGTACGAAGACCTCAATGTAATCGTTAGTCGCCAACGAAAGCTGCCAAGTGAGTGACATATTCATCTCCGCACCGTGGCTAATATGCGCCATCTGCCGACTGCCAGCGATGGTCGTTCCATTCTTTGCTAGATAAACAGAAATATGTTGATTTGACCCACTAACAGGATCAAGTGACAAACTCGTTTCAACTCTGCAAACCTGCGTTTCAGCACCCGTGTAGGTAAGTCTCCCGCCTGTCGTCCCAGTGAAACTTGAACCTATGTCGACAGTCCACGTCCCAGCGACTTTTACCGGAGTTGCAGTGGAGGCAATTACCGTTGCGGTGGAATTGCCCTGCATATACACCTGGCCGTAGATCGCAGCCAACTGGTTGGAAATCTCAATCGTCGTACCAGAGGTGGCAATGTCAATTCCTACGCCTGCAACCAACGAAACAAACGTCGGGCTGGGATCAGAGATGTTCTGCATCAGCGGTTCACCAGTGGTGTCCACGGTGAAGTTGTGAGAAATCTCAATTCCGTTTTCCGCAGAGACATTGGTAACAATACCCGGCCCATCCTCGAGGTTGCGGATGTTGTTGACCGTCCCCTGAACGTCGAGCACCGGAGTCCCGGTCACCGCGCCATCTTGAACAATCGTCCCGGTTACACCCAACCCAGAAATAAAGTTCGTGTAGGAAATCTTGTAGTTATAGCCGTTGGCAAAGAACCCAAGAAACGATCCAGATGGAATCGAGGTCTGAGCGGTGAAGTCAGATTGCTTCACCCCATAAGCTCTGTCACTCATTCGTCGACGCCTCCAACGCAATCGTGCCAATCGTCTCAGCGAGGATGGACTCCTCACTCTCTGGATAAAAGTTCCACGTCCAACCGTATCCAGCATCCGTGTTGCCAGAGCCAATCGGAAGGGTCGAAGGATTCCTTGTCGCGCCGATGGTCTGACCCAACTGCCGCATTGCTTGCATCCCTTCGCGGGCCTGCAACACAAGGGCGTCCGTCACCACACCGCCGTAATCCGGAGCGACCTCAATCGCCATGTTCGCTATAAGGCCACGCAGAGCGCCTGTGGGGACGGTCACCGTATCCCCAAGGTTTGACACCACCGTGTACCCCAAATGAACACCAGAGGCATCCAATGCGGTCATGTAGTTGTTCATCGCAAAGATGAAATCTTGATACTCATCCGCTGACAACGGCGATTCCGATGCCTGGACGAGAATCCTTTGCAGAGACGCTTTTGCGACTTGGGCGACCGTAGCCATTACTCGAACCTCGGCTTCTTCACGGTCTTAGCAGATTGGCGAAACGCTTTCGCAGACGGCGCACCTTTGGCTCCGGGCTTGCGCATCTTTTCACCAGAACCCTCTTTGATTCTTTCCCGCTTTGCGTGAATGTTTGCGTAAAGCCCTTTCATGTTAAGCCTCTTTGACTTTGGGTGGCCTGCCTCGACGCTTCGGCAGTTCCACTACATTCTGAACAACTGGAACTTGGTCTTTCGGAACCCAACCAAGTGATTTCGCTAATTCAATGTTTTCTGGGTTGATAGAAATCTCAACGCCACTGGGCTTGACCCAAATCTGCATTACCATTTTTCCTTGTTGGCCCAATAGGCCGCGCTCATCTTTCCTTTGGCAATGTTACTCGCATGACGCGCCTTGAACGATGCCCTGCGTTTGCGGGCTGCTTCAGACTCACCTTCACGCTTGGGACTGCCGCTAACGCCCTGCTGCCCAAATCGAATCGTTTTCACTTGGTCACCAGACTTGGCAACCACAACGTGCGATTTCGTCGGATGGTTTGGGGTTTTCTT